TATTTTGCAGTGATCATAAATTAGATGGTATGATTGATGTAATATCTAAAAAATGTGAACATACAGGATGTGAAACGTTATCTTGTTATAATTATAAAGGTAAAAAATTTGGTATATTTTGCAGTGATCATAAATTAGATGGTATGATTGATGTAAAAAATAAAACATGTGAACATACAGGATGTGGAAAGCAACCTTGTTATAATTATAAAGGTGAAACAACCGGTCGATTTTGTAAAGAACATAAATTAGATGATATGAAAAATGTAAAATCTAAAACATGTGAAAATTCAGAATGTGAAACGCAATCTTGTTATAATTATGAAGGTAAAAAATTCGGTAGATTTTGTGATATACATAAATTAGATGGTATGAAAAATGTAATATCTAAAACATGTGAACATCTAGGATGTGAAATTATATGTTGTTATAATTATAAAGGTAAAAAAACAGGTCGATTTTGTGATATACATAAATTAGATGGTATGATTAATGTAATATCTAAAACATGTCATATATGCGACACATATGCTAATCGTAAATACCGAGGATTTTGCGCTCGTTGTTTCTCATATACCTTTCCAAACGAACCTATGTCTAGAAACATTAGAACAAAAGAACGACACGTCGCTGATTTTATAAGAAACACTTTTCCAGAATATACGATTATATTCGATAAGCCTATACAAGACGGGTGTTCAAAACGCCGACCTGACATCATCATTGATATGGGCACACATGTCCTTATCGTCGAAATCGACGAAGATCAACATCGACATTACGACACGACGTGTGAAATCACTCGTCTCAACAACATCGTCGAGGATTTAGGTGGTCGATATTGTGTTATTATCCGATTTAACCCAGATACATATGTACAAGAATCAGGTACAAAAACACATTCTTTATGGAGTATGCATAAAAACACAGGTATCCTACATATAAATAAAAAACGACACCAAGAATGGACTACACGTCTAGATACTTTAAAAAAGTGTATACTTTTAAACATGACTACAATTCCTAGTGAAATATTAGAATGTGAATATTTATATTATGACATGATATGAATACGATCATGATATTTATTTTCAAATTCTCCATATGTCATATTTTCTGAATCTCTATAAATTTCTGGAAAATCGAGATTACTCTTATGATTTAATAGACTCACAAAATCACTCCAGGTGTGTTCAGCTTTTTGTACGTATAATTTTTCATCCATTTAGATTTTATTGGAGATAAGGATATACACGTTGTAGGTACATTGATACCTATTTTTATCGTTGTGGATACGAGAGTGCTTTTATTACATACAATATTAACGACGGGTTCGTTTTTACGAACGTGCAACATGTAATAATAATACATACTGTCCGAATTGTATAAATCTCCGTTTTCACGATGATCGTTATGATCATTTATTTTTTGGATCATTTGTTGTTTATTGGAATTTGATACACCTTTTATATCATAATGGACACACATTTTTTTAAGTTGTTCGCGTATTAATTTAGTAAGATTGTTCATTTTGTTATCTATTATTCTTATAATTTCAAGGCTTTAAATCAATATGACAAATGTCGATGTTTATGATACAATTCTTCACAAGTATTATAGAATAAATAATGCGTATGTATGAAAGTAATTGGGCACTCTTTATTCAAATACTCTTTTAATGTTTGAATTAAGAGTTCATGTCGAAATTTAGACTCAAGATTACATATTACTCCCTTATGTCGATAAGTATCCGGATTGTACCGTATAAATATACAAGGTAATCCTATAATCATAGCTATTTTGTATTCTCGATTTTGTTCGCATTCTGGTTTAATACGCCCGTGTTGCTTTTCATCGACTTCGAGTACGATGTAATGAGTTCCACGATCAAATATGAAATCGGGTCTGTATTTTCTGTAATCAGCGAACTTTGTCGAATCGATAATTCGTTGATCATGAATGAACTTTTGGTCTGGAATAGTTTTTATTAAAAGCTGTTTTATTTCAAGCTCTTTTGTATGTTGATGAACAGTGGGATTCGGATTGCAATAAGAACAGAAATAATTTGTGTTTTTTGTTACTTTATACAATTGACATCCTCGACATAAACCGCTACCACCACAGATTTTACAATATTCTTGTCGTATATCGTGTTTGCAATACGACGAATAACTACAATCTTTACATCGTGTTTTTAGTTTTTCATGAACACACCACGTCGATCCACCACATAATTTACAGTTTTGTTTTAATATATTATGTTCACATAGTGAAATTCCACCACACAATTTACATCTGGATTTTCGTTTACCATGAGTACAATAATTGATTCCGCATTGTTTACAATTTTCTTTTAATTTGTCATGTTCGCATAATTTAGCTGTGCCACATGATCGACATCGTTCTTTTCGTTTACCATGTTCACATTTTTTACGTGCCATGTTTTATAAATATTTTTATTTTTTTATATTACAATAATTGTATATTTTAAACGTATGAAAATACATACTTTTAAAACAAACAATATGTCAACGGTCGACATGGAACATAGTTCGATTATGGTTCGAGATAATAATTTAATGGAAGAAGAAATAAAAGTGCGTGGCTGGATTTAATTTGCATACGCCAAACCTGCCATACCACTTACTACACGTAGAATGTTGTAATTCACGGCAAATACTGAAATCTGACCGGTTGTTGCTGTTGTCATATCAGAGCCAACCGCTTGTAAAGTGGACAAAGATGTCAGATCATAAACTAATTGTACAGTATCGATACGTGAAAAGTTGCATGTACCAGAGGGTTGGAATTCCTCAGGACGAATGGCAAAACTGTACAAATAAATGTGTTTGTCTGGAATACGAGTATGATGTTGATAAGGTTGTACCAACCGGAAATAAGTTTGTGGACGAACGGTGAAACGTTCGTGACCGTTCAGAAGCAACTTGGCGTCCGACATCAGATCCACAGCAAGTGAAGGTGTAGGAGTACCTGGCAAAGCCGCGGAATAATTAAACCAATCGTTGTAACTAGTACCACTGGTTGTACCATTTTCATCACGTTGAATGACCCAGACCAGTTCTTTGACTGGATGATTGAAATTGAGTCTCAGTTTCTGATTTTGTTGTGAAAATGTGATGGATTCCGACCCAGTGAATTGCAATTGCTCGACCAAGTATTCATGGGCGGATTGTGCGAACAGTTTACGTTCGTTGGTGTCGAGGTAGATGTAATCGACGTACAATTGTGCGTTGGTGATGGAAGGTGTTGTGACAAAGGTGGTATAGTTGGTATCATAACGATCACCGTTGGCTTTGAGAGCCACAATACATTCTTGTGCGTTTCGGAATTCAAGATTGATCTTGACTTCGTGGTATTGAAGCGCGATCAAAGGTAGACTGAGACCGATGTTCTTACAGAACCAGAATTGTAATGGTACGTAGTAAATACGATCGTTCAACGCGTTGTTGATCAATCCGAGTTCGCTGTTGTATTTACCGACCATTTGTGAATATCCGTTCTTTTTCTCACTGGTCATAGTCAATTCGTCCCAGACATCCAACCAAATACCGTAATGACGATCGATGCGTTGACCGCCGATTTCGATTTCGACGTTTCGGATCAAGGCGTGACCGATGGCATTGCAATAAGACAGATGAGCAGGTGAACCTGCCACCATGGCCGTAGAAAGAGCGGGCAATTGTACTTGGAGATAGACATGATTGATGAGATCGCCGTTTCTTGAAATTGTACAGGTGACTTTTTTACCGAAATCGGCTGTTCCGTTGAAAGTTTGTTCGATGGATTCGATAGCAAAATTAGTATAACGTCTATAAACTACTTTAAAATAGGTGATCTGCGGATCACCAGTAAGATACACGTCTTGCGCACCATAGGCAACGAGTTGCATTAAACCACCCCCCATTTCTAATTATTACTTATTCCTAAGAAAAAAAAAATAAAGAAACGACAATGGATGAAGACTTGTTTAAAAAGAAAGGATACTCCCCTATTTACGGAGAACTGACGGAAAAAGGTGCTATTACGATATTACGATATTTAAAAAAAAAGAGAAATTTAAAAACTCTGAATTTTGCCGATTTAGGAAGTGGAAATGGAAAACCGTGTTTCTTTTTCGCACCTTATGTGAAAAATGCGTATGGTGTAGAATTATCAAAAGAACGATACGACATTAGTTTAAAACACAATACTTTTAAAAATGTGACTTTTTATAATGAGGACATGTTTGACATGTCGTATGAAAACATCGATCTTGTGTATATTTCCAATTTATGTTTCAGTTCAGAAATTAATGAAAAACTCGCACACATGTTGTATTCGGATCTTCCTGACAAAGCCATTATTCTTTCCTCTCATCCTTTGAATATTCCAGGACGGTCTCATATTCTTTATGTATGGATGACATGGTCCGAACGTAGTCCAATTCACGTTAAATTTGTTACAAAAAAAAGACACACTATATAAAAATGGCCGGTGTCTTTGCAATGTTCAGTATGTCTTTTATCAGTTACGTGTATTACAAAGCGTGTCAATCGTTCAAAGACGATCATCACGATACCTTACTCTCGATGATGTCTTTGCTACAACGTCATTTACCATCACCGCCTTTACCAACTCCACCTCCTGCGTCCGATGTGGACGAACTTGTCATTACCGTGTATTATGG